TTATAGGCGTGACGGCATCGCCGTCAAGCGCGATACCGTCCATCCGGCAAAGGCGCAGCGGTGGAGTAAGGGTGGCCTCGCCGTCCATCGGCAAGAACATCAATTTGACCGCGAGCGTAACGCCCGAGCCGCTTCCGTTCATGATGGCGTACAGCGCCCCGCCGATCGTGCGGTCGGTGCCGACATCGGTCGAGCGGCAGACGTAGGTCGCGCCCGTCGCCGTGTTCGTGACCACCGCCGAGACGATCATCGAATGCGGCAGGCCGAACACCTCCTGGACGAGTGCGATGCCCTCGCCGGCGCGGAGGATGATGGGCTCTACGTCCACGCTCTCTCCGCCGCGCCAAACATCCGAGAAGTGCGACTTCTGGTGCGTGACTAGGGAGCCGCCGTAGGTGCGGCTGCCCAAGCCTGTCGCCGTCTGCGTCGAAAAGTTCGGCGTGTCGTTGATGCGCCGGAACAGCGCCGTCGTGGTCACGCTGTTCGGGTTGTTGACCACCGTCACCTGCGAAGGCAGCGCGGAGTCTGCCGTGTCCATCCTGATCGGCGTGACCGTATCGCCGCCCGTGACGGCGCTCACGCGATACAGGCCGAAAAGACCAGAGCGGCCGGTCGCGGTAGCGCCAGAGGAAAACGCAGACGACGGCGCAGCCGGAGACACGCGCAACGACACCACCTCAAAGTAGGCGCGCTCGTCGGTCGCCGTGTTCTCGATGGCGAGCAGCGCGTCCTCGAGCGGCCGCACGTCCACCGCGTTCATCCGCAGGTAGTAGGTTTCAGGCATCGGGCGGGGTCTCCGTCACGACCTCGAAGCGCGTGTAGCGCCCTTGCACCTTGCACGATGGGCAGGTGATCGGCGGGGAATACCCGCCGACCCCGCCGTTCAAGTCGTGCGAGATGCGGTCGGCGAGCTCCTGCTCGACCTCCCACTCATGGCCGCAGGTCTTGTGCCGCAGCGTCGCCATGAATCACGACGCCGCGTCGGTGAACTCGATCTCGAGGTCAGCCGTACCGACCGCACTAGAGCCGCTGTGGAACAGCTGCAGACCCTGCGTGGCGCGGCAGACAACCGGCTCGACGTTGGTGTCACCGTAGCCGGCATTCCAGATCTCGGCGAACGGGACCAGCGTCAGCCAGTTGGCCTGCGTGGTACCGCCGACGATGGGCTCTTCGTTGACGAACAGGAACCGGCGGAAGATATCCGAGCCGGTCGTGGTCTGGTTGGTGCCGCAGGTCGTGTTCGCATTGAGGGCGCTGCTGTTGGTGTCATGCTTGACCGGGGTCACCGCCGTGCCGCCAGACGCCGCAGTGATGCGGCGCACCTGCGCAGTCGTCAGCACACCCGTCACCGCCGTCGTGCCGTTGTTAAACCAATAGCACCGATACACGCGGATGATGCGCGCCGAGCCGGTGCCGTTGAACACGTTGAGCATATCTTTGCTCGACGCGTAGGCGATAGCGCCGCCAGTTGCTCTCCAAGTCTCAGCCATTGTCAGACTCCTGTGATGATCTTGCCCGAGCCTTTGGTGGCTCGGAATATTTCGATTTCACCGCTGCCGTCCATCTGCGGCCCGGCGGCCCACTGCTTCACCTTGCCCTCGTTGAGGGCTTTCACGCTCGCGTCCAGGTCATCGCGCGTGTCGCCGGGGGTGAGCCCTGTCCGCCGCGCCGCCTGTATCTTGAGCATGAAATCCACGCACCTCTTGACCACCCAGTCGGGCACTGGCGACTCCACGCGGAGAAGCCAAGAGCCGAGAGCCGGTCGCCATTCCATCGCAGGTTGCTTGACCATAGGGCTCAAGTGTACTGCAGGTAGATGTCGCCGTCCGACCCACCCGAAGGCGCGGCCGTGCCGGAGGTGATGGTCTTCTGCGCCGTCAGGTTCGACCGCGCCGTCGCTGCATCCGTCGCGCCGGTGCCGCCATTGGCGACGGCCACCGTGCCCGTGACGTTCGCCGCGGTGCCGGTCGTGTTCTGGTTCAGCGTCGGGATGTCAGACGCCACCAGCGCGCGGAAGCTCGGCGTGCCCGCAGATCCCGATGGCGCAGCGTAGACGAAGGCCTGGGACTGCGAGCCGAACGGGGCGAGGAAATCCGTGCCGGCCACCGCAGCCGAGAAGGCGCTGGTGCCGTTGCCCTTGACGATGCCCGTGAGCGTGGTCGCACCCGTGCCACCGTTGCCGACGGCAAGAGTGCCGGCAATCGTGATGGTGCCCGCGCCGGTGACGGGGCCGCCCGAGGTCGTGAGGCCCGTGGTGCCGCCCGACACGTCGACCGAGGTCACCGTGCCCGAGCCGCCACCCGTCGCCGTCAGCGTGCCGCCAGAGAGCGAGAGACCCGAGCCGACCGTGATCTGCTCGATGGCCCCGGTGCTCGCCGTTGTGCGGCCCAAAAGCCGCGCCGTCGTCATCGTGAAGCCCGAGCTCGTCACCGCGCCCGAGGTCGCAACCGTCACCGCCGAGTCGGCGTTCGTGACCGTGATGCCGACACCGCCCGCGATGGTGGCGTCCTTCCACAGGCCGGCGGTGGCGTCGTAGGACAGCACCGCACCCGCGCCCGGGCTCGTGATGAGCACGTCGTGCAGCTCGTTGAGCTCGTACCCGTTCTGCACGCGGACATAGAGCTGGCCGTTTCCGGGGTTCGCGCGCTCGACCACGCCGACGTAGACGAGATGGTTCGGGGCGACCGGCTTGGTCGCCGTCGTCGTGCCAGCCGTCGCGCCCAGGTATAGCGTGTCGCCCGCCGTGAACGCGCCGAGGTTGAGCCCGTCGAGCACGCCTTGGCAGCGAATCAGGCCGTTCTGGCCGGCGGCGATCGACTCAGCGACGACGCCGATGGTCTTGGCAGAGGTGGCGTCCCCGGTGTTGGCGGCGCGCTTCACCGAGGCGCGGTCGCCGGTCGCCGAGAACAGGTAGACGACCTCGCCCTTGCTCAGGCTGGTCGCCTCGGCGTTGTGCACCAGCGCGTCGATGGTCTGCCCGAGCTGCGACTCGACGTTGCCGCCGATCATTCCGAGGCGGGCCGTGCCGTTCGCCGAGTCCCACCGCAACCGGCCAACCGCCGCCGAGGTCGTCGCGCCGGTGTCGAAGGTGATGAAGTCGGGCGAGGCGATGCCGCCCGTCACGCCGGTCATGCTCGTGATGTCGCTGTTCGCGCCGGAGACGGCCGCAGAGAGGTTCCCGCGCGCGGTGGCGGCATCCGTCGCCCCCGTGCCGCCAGAGGCCACAGCGAGCGTCCCTGCGAGCGTCAGCGTGCCTGCGCCCGTGACCGGGCCGCCGCTGAAGGTCAGGCCGGTCGTGCCGCCCGAGGCGTCGACCGACGTGACCGTACCGGCACCGGCACCCGCAGGAGCGGGGCCAGGGGCGCGGACGATGACCGTCGTCGCGGTCTCCTCGACCACAACCGTCTGGAGCGACTCGTCGATGAGCACCTGCGTCACCGCGTAACCTCCGCATCCACCGCGAAGCAGCCCTGCAAGAGCCGCGTCACGGTCGCACCGTTCACGAGCTCGATGTCGTACACCCACTCGCCCGCCGCGATCGCCGCCGTCTGGGTCGCGGTCGCCGTCAGCGTGACCGTGCCGGCCGAGCCGCCCAAGGCGATCCCGCCGTTCTCGGTCGTGAGGTTGAGCAGCACCGTGCCCGACTCGGCCGTCTCACGCACCTGCATCCGCGCCGTGTAGCCGGTCAGGTTGACGGCCACGCCGTCGGAGCCCTGGTAGGTCACCACGCGCGAGAAGGTCGCCCCCTGCTCGCACGCGAAATCGTAGCGGCCGGCCATCACTCACCCCCAGCCGCCGGAGGCGGCACCGGCACCGGCTGCGCCGGGGCGGCACCGGTCAGGTTGATGTCGAACTCGGCGATCATCTCGTCCTCGGCCTGCCGCTCGCGCAACACGTCCTCGATGTCGAGGCCGCGCTCGGCAAGCGCCTGGGTGCGCGTCATCAGGCCGGCGTTGATGGCCGTGATCTGCGCCTCGGCCTCGTTTCGGGGGTCGACCCACTGCCAGCCGCGCGGCACCCACTGGGTCGAGCGGAATTTGAAGTACTTGGCGGCGGGCAGGTTCAGCGCGCCGGCGTCGAGCGCCTGACGCAGCCACCGCTCGTACACCGGCTGGCAGAAGTGCTCGATCATCCAGAACTGCACCGTCCGCCAGAAGTCGCGCTCCTCGAGCAGGCCCTGACGGATGGAGCTGTAGCTGACGGCCTCAAGGTCGTTGGCGAGCGAGGTGTAAGACACACCGAGACCCGAGGCGATGCCGCGGAGCATGGCCTTCTCGAAGTCGCGGAAGGCCGTGCTGGGGTGCTGCGGGTCGAAGGGCTTGAACTCAACGCCCGCCGGCAGCTGCTCGAAGGTGCCGGGCTGCAGCTCCATGCGGATGGTGCCGTCGCCGTCCTCGCCGTTGCCCTGGTAGTCGTCGCCCGCCTCGCTCGTGAAGAAGCCCATCTTCGAGGCCGAGATGCGCGCCGCCACGAGCTCGGACTCCTCGTAGCCGCCCAGCATCTTGAGCCGGGTCATGGCCGTCGTGGTCCAAGGCGTGCCGCGCGTCTGACCGATGCGGTCCTGCCGGAAGGCGTGGATCATGCGCTCGGCCGGGATTCGCTGTTCGCGAACCGGCGCGGCGGCTCCGGTCTGGTAGTCGTCGGGGTGCCGAGTCTTGACGTAGTAGGCGACCGGGCGACCCTCGGGCGTCACCTCGACACCCATGCGGATGAGGTTGCCGTTCGAGAGGATGTCGTTCTTGTCCTGGTCGATGAGGTCGGGGTCGATGAACTGAAGCCGGAACCGGTAGGGGTTGGCGTTGTCCTCGACGAAGAGCACGAAGCACTCGCCATCGCGCACGACCGAGTCCATAAAGACCTTCTGGCAGTCGACCCAGCTCAGGCGGCCATCGACGGTGCAGCTCATCGGCTTGCCCCAGTCGTAGAAGGCGCGCTCGAGCTGCTGGTTCGCCACCTGGTCGAGGATGCCGTTCGGCTCGCGCGCGCGGACCTGCAGGGTGATGCCCTTCGGACCGACGACGTTGACGGCCACGAGGTCGAGATACCGCCGGGCATAGTCGTTGTTCTGCGCGAGGTCGCGGGATCGTGCCCGCATCGCCTTGAGGGTGTAGCGGATGTCGCTGTCTGCCGACTTCGGCAGCGTCAGCCAGTCGGCGAAGAGCCGCCCGGTGTTGGCGGCGTCGAACGCGCGCCGGGGGCGACGGGGCGCGGGCTTGCCGCGGAAGAAGTCGAGCAGCTTCACCGTGTGAACCTCACCCGTATGGTCTGATTCGTGCCGAGGCCTTGGCGCAGCTTCTCGGCCTGCTTCTCGCGGTTGACCTCAGCCTTCATGCGGTCGCGCTCGGTCAGAAGATCGGCGCGGTTCCAGCGGCTGAGGCTGCGGCCGGCGACCGAGTACGAGGCCGCCTGCAGGTTGTTCGGGTCCTTGAGGTACGCCTCGATGTTGTCGAGGGCGATCTGCGCGAAGCTGCGCGGGTCGTCGGTCGAGGTGGCACGGTTCGCGCCGACCTCGAAGGAGCCATAGCCGACCTCGGCGCGCGCGCCGTCGCTCGTGCGGGTGATGAAGGCCGACCACTGGTAGCGGCCGGGCGCGTAGTCGGCCGTCACCGTCGAGGCCACCTCGACGATGTAGCCCTCCGTCGTCTCCGAAGCCGTGATGGCGATGCGCTCGCCGGTGCCGTCGCGGCGCGCGACGTAAGAGAGCGAGTAGGACGCCGTCGGGTAGTCGCCCGACAGATCCACCCGCTTCCACGCCCAGCGGTCGCCCGCCTGCAGCCGCGTCGGCTCCGAGGTCGAATAGTTGGCGGTGTCGAAGACGTTAGCCATGATTCCTCATGCCGGGGTGTCCGGCGGCAAGAGCGGCTTCACCTGGTCGCGGAGCTTGGCCCAGAGCGGGAACGCGCCCTGACTCGTTGGCACCGCGCCGAGCATATTCACGAGGGCGACGGCCTCGTGCAGCTCGACGGTGAGCGTCACTTCGGCTTGTTGGGCTTGGCCTTGCTCGTGTTCCACGGCAGCTCCGGCTTGATGACCTTGGGGGACTTGCGCTCGGCGAGCTGCGCGGCGACAGCGGCCTCGGTCGCGTCAGCGCCGACCTTCGCCTTGACCCATTCGATGACCTGCGATTCCTCGAGGTTGGCAAAGGGGCAGAAGCTGCCGGCGGCAGGCGCGTCGAGCGCGACGGAGCCGTAGACCTCGGCGGCGTGCGCACCGTCAACGACACCGCAGCGCCAGTGCACACCGACGACCACGTCGGCGAGCTGGCCGCGCTGCGGCTCGACCTCGAGTGTGTTGATGGTCCAGATCGGCTTCATGGTGTCGCTCCGTTACGGCCCGGCATCGCGCCACGCGCCGCCGCTGTAGAAATACAGTTTGTTGTTGGTCGTGTTGACCACGATGGGTGCCATGCCCGTGATGGAGGTCGGCGTTCCGGTCGGCGTACCCGCGCAGGTCGGGACATACAAAAAGCCGTTGGTCGCGGTCGTGGCGAGCGCGGCAGATGCGCCTGCGACGATGTTGCCGTCTGCGGTGATTCGCATGGTTTCAACCGGGCTGGCTCCGGTGAAAAACCGGATGAGCGAACCGTAAGGCCGCAGTTCGCCATAAGCCGAGGTTGAGCGGTTGTAGACCTGCAAAATGCCGTTGGCAGGGTCAAACTCAAAGCCCTGCGCCCCCGCATTGCTGACCACAAGTTTTGATGTCGGCGAACTCGTCCCGATGCCGAGGTTGCCGGAGGAGTCGAGGCGCATCAGTTCGGTCGGCCCGTTGCCCCATGCGTGAAGGCCGGAAAGACTACCGGACGAGTCGTAGCGCACCACGCGGGTCGATTCGTTCGTGCTGATGAACAGACCTTGCACACCCGTGCCGGTGTAAACGGAGGTCGCGCCGCTCGCGGCGACAGATGCAAACTTGCCGAATGTTCCGGGGTTGGCAGTCCCGATGCCGAGGTTCGTGCCGTCGAACACCAGCGCCGAGCCGCTCGTCGCCGCCTTCGACCCGTTGAGGTAGAGGACGCCGTTCGCGGTGCCGCCGTTGAGCGCGCCGTCGACGAGATCCTTCGCCGTGACCTTCTTGGTCTCGGTCGCGCTCGTGTCGACGATGG